CCGTAACAGCTCAGCAATTCTATTCTCGGTTTGTGGAACGTGGGCATCAGCAGCACATAGGGCAATTCGTGCCAGCCATAGGGAGGCGATTGGTGCAGCCCTTTGTGTCTGGGCAGCCTTTCATGAAGCCGGCACTAACGCAATCCGAGGGCGGGATAAATAAATTGCTTCAAGAGACTGCCAAAGAAATTGAGGAGAAGTTCGGGCGATGAACCTAGCCAATATCATGACTCAGATTGCCACTATCCAGAAGTCAATAAAAGGCATAAATCGGGCTTTCGACAAAGCCCCAGAGGACATCAATGACCCACCCTGCTTTGTCAACTACGTTGAGACCTTCGATATAGACAATATGGCATCATGGATTGAGATACATTGGGTTATCAAGATGCTTCTGTTTGTTGGAAGGGCTGAATTGCCGGAAGCAATCAACAAAGTTCAGACTCTTTTCCCCTTGGTGATAAGCAAGTTCAATACCGAATTGAGGCTGAACGAATCATGCAACCGGAGTCAACTCAGCAATGGGACAATTAGCGGGCTGAAATACGGAGATACACCATATTGGGGGGCAACATTTGATTTACACGTTTGGGAAACAGAAGGCTTCGAATATAAGGCATAAGAAGGAGGTAGAAATATGACCATATATGGAGCAAAAGCGTTCAGGCAAATCCAGGTAGCGGTAGAAGGGGAGCATGGAGATGGCACGGCGGCCACTGAAAGGCTACTTGGCAGCATGACCATGAAGGCGAATAGGAACCTGTATCTTCCCGATGAGGATACAGGCTCGCTGGCCAAAGTCGTGCGGAGCGGTGTCAAGAGCATCGGCACAGAGATAACCTTCGATAGCGATGCCAACTTTGAGCAAATCCTCTATTTCCTCTTAGCTGGGATAGTGGGAGGGATAACCCCCACAGGAGAAACAGCTAAAACATGGGCATTTGTACCCAGCATCGTGGCTGACCCGGAGCAGGATAGCCTCTTCATTGAGTATGGGGATGATGTCCAGGCGCATTCATCGGCCTATGCGATGGTGTCCAACCTAGAGCTCAGGGGTGCGGTCGATGAGCCGTTAACCCTGAGAGCGGAGCTGTTTGGCTTGCCGATGGAAGAGTGCGAATTCACCCCTGGCTTGCCCCTGCCAGAGATCGAGACCATCATGGTCAGCAATGCGGTGCTGTATGTGAACGACACATGGGCCGAAATCGGGACTACACCCCTTGAACTGTCGCTCATCAGCTTCGCATGGCGGTTCAACACTGGGCTGGTCACGGAAAAGATGGCCGATGGGACGCTCTACTTCAGCAAGCACTTGCAGAAGAAGCGGCAGGTGGAGTTGGAGATGACCCTGCGCTATCACACCGACACCTACGCCGAGAGAGCAAACTGGGAGATTCAGGCGAAGAGGGCAGTGCGGATAGCGATTATCGGTTCAGAGATAGGGGCGGGTCCGACCACGAAGGAACTCGACCTTGACCTCTGGGGTATCTACAGCGATTGGGACACCCTGACCGAGAGGGATGAGGGGGATACTGTTGTGGTCAAGATGATTTCCACTGGCGACCCTGCCGATGATTACGAGTATGGCGTAACAGTGGTGAACGATGTGGATTCAGTAGTTGAAGGCAGTTAGAAGGAGGCTTTATGAGCTTTCAGCCATTTGCGCTGAGGACAGAGACTTACAGGGTTGAACTTCCCGAAGGGCACTGGGTAGATATTGTCGGCAGGATGTCGCAATACGATCAAGACAGGTATACGTCTGGGCTGATGAAGTTTCAGACATCCCTTGACAAATTGGGAACGGGTAAAGCCACAGGCGATGTGGAACTTGTCTTACCAGAGATAAACCTAATGCTACTCCAAATCAATATCATCGATTGGAGCTTCATTGATGGCGAGGAGAAGGTGCCGATTGACAGGGCGCACTTGGAGAGGCTCACTAATGACGTAGCTGACCCTGTGCTTACTGCCATCATGGAGAGGAACCCAAAACTCTTCGGGCGGGTGGAGGGGACACAGAAGAAGACAAAATCTGGCCGTTCCTCTTAGGGCACTCCAAGATGATTCCGCAGGACTATCGCAATTACCTCTTCTGCAAAGAAATGGGCTGGACATATTGGGATTTAATGTCCACACCTGCCGAGGTGGTACGGCGCTGGTGGGGCTATATGAACGCTGAGGCTAGGGCTATGCAGAGGAAGGGGAAGGGTTAGGGATTACCAGAATGTTCGGCTTCCATAAAACAGGATTAAGTCATAAGCTGAATCATAATTAACCCTACCATATGCAATTACAACATCTGCACTGTTGAAGCCTATTATTGTTGCCTGTGCCTCTGAAAAGACAGGCATAAAGATATAGGCATAATAGGGAGACCCGAAAGTATTTGTAGCGGTTAGATTTATACTACCTGCCCCTCCACTAAGAGATGAGCATTCTACTAGCCAACAAGAACCATTTGCATAATCTGGGTCAATTTTATCTGTGAATCTGTCCCAAGACATGCCGATTTCGGCAGCTTCATATACCCCCAGAGGTGTCGAGGTGGAACCCCCTGTGGCAAACGGAAAGATATCCTGATTGTCCTTAGCTAGGAGTGGCCCTAATACCATCCAACCGCAAGTCCCACCAACTAAGAGGGCAATGAAAAGGCCAGAAAGGATAACAATCATTCGTTTTTTGCTAGGTAGGGGGCGTGAAGCTTGGGGGACAGCTTTTCCCTCCTCCATTTTATACCTCCTCTTGTAGGAGTACATTATAGCACTTTTTAGGAGTTTGTCAATATGGCTGGTGAAGCAAAACTTTCAATACTTATAGCTGCAAAAGACCAAGCAAGCAAAACCCTCGACGATATAACCAAGAAGACCGAGGGGATGCAACGGCAAATGAAGATTGCTGGTACGGCTATGGTTGCTGCTGGTGCTGCGATCACGGGCGCACTAGCCATGTGCGTTAAGTCTGCTGCCCAAGAAGAGGCTGGCATGATGCGTCTGCGGGTTGCAGCCGAGAACGTAGGTATTGCCTACGATGTTGTCGAGGATAAGCTGGAGAAGTGGATTGACACCATGCAGCAAAAGACCTCAATTGCTGATGATGCCCAGCGAGACTCTTTGGCTTCTCTTATCCGCATCACGAGGGATGTTGCCAAGGCACAAGACCTTTTAGCTCTGGCTATGGATGTGGCTGTTGGTACAGGCAGGGACCTGGCTTCTGCTACTACTCTCTTGATGTATGCCCTCAGTGGGAATTGGGGAATGCTAGAGAGATACATTCCTGCCATTAAAGAAGCTGCTGATGAAGAGGCGAAATGGATGCTACTGCGCAAACTCTTCAAAGGGCAGGCTGAGGAATTCGGGCAGTCGATGGCAGGGCAGTATGAACTTCTCAAGAACAATATCAGTGACATCAAGGAATCAATAGGAACTGTTTTACTCCCTGTTGTCACCAAAATTACTGCAGCTTTTAACACGCTTGCCCAGTCAATTAAATCAATTCCAGCCCCACTAATAGAAATGGGTACGTATCTTGGATTGGCCATTGGCACCTTTGCACTACTTACAGGGTCGCTGCTCTTAGCCATTAGCCAGCTTGGCCACCTCCGTACTGCTATCCATGCTGCAACAGCAGCAATTTCCGTGCTTAGGGGAGCAATGCTGATGGCCGCTGGCACTACAGCATTACTGCTAGGTCAAATTGGTCTTGTTATTGGTGTACTAGCGGGTGTTGGTTATGCGTCCTATAAAGCAGGCCAAGCAATAGGGGATGCCCTCTCTGAAGGTACAGATAAAGTCTATATGAGCCTTGAATCTCTCAATGAAATGTTTAAGGACATGGATGAGCGATTTCAGGTAACGAAATCTAGTTGGACAGAAGGTTCTAACTACATTGTTGAAAGCATCGAAAGGCTTACCGATAGCCAAAAGGATTTATTGGCAAAGACTATCCTGTCCACCATTGGATTCAGCAACCTAACCGATGCCATGAAGGAAGCCATAGGTCTTGAAAGGATTGGTGCAGCTCAAGTTGATGCTATGAATGCTGCCTTGGCACTACAAGGCATAGTCGCTGATGAAGCAGCAGGGGGCAAGCTAAGGCTCGCCAAAGCCGTCAAACAACTCAAAGACTACGAATTGGCTATGGCTCGCGCTGCCTTCTTTGGTACTGAAGAGTTACGTGAGCAGGCAATAGAGGCAATAGGTGCTGCTAAGGCCAAAGAATTTGCAGGTGGGGCAGCCGAACAATTAAGCATCTTAGAGGAACTCTTAGCAGGCGAAACCAGCGGGGCAAACAAGGCTCTAATCCAACAGAAGATAGATTCCCTGAAATCAGCCGAAGGGTTAAGCGAGGCTACTACTGCTGCTAATAGCTTCACCCGTGCCGAATTGAATATTGCCAACGCAGCAGGGCTAGCAGCAGATAGCATTGAGATGATGACAAATACCGCTGCTCGTGCCCGTGCCGTTTGGGAGTCTGAAACGGCATTCTCATCCACATGGGAGGCGTTGAAGGAGCGCACCAGGTTCTTAGCCCCGGAAGCCCGTGCCGAGTATCTCTTGCCGATGTTACAAGAGGAGCTAACCACTGGCCCAATGGGAGGGGGACAGACTGGGCTTCATGTATTTGAGAATTATGTGCGGACATGGTTAGAGCAGCTCGGAGGGGAAGGCGAGGGCTATGGTGGACTCCTGGCCCCAGGCGGCAAATATTATCAGATGTGGCTACAGGCTTTTGGGGGTGCTACCTGGGCAGGATCGGCTAATCTGGGGCCAATAGCCGAGGCGGTGATTAAAGAACTCCTTGAAAAGGGCATAACGCCTCAAGGCTTTGGGGGTGGTGGTATTGTTCCTGGGCCTGTGGGGAGGCCGATGCTGGCTACGGTACACGGGGGGGAGATGATAACGCCGCCAGGTGGCACGAATATTCAAAACTATATCACGATTGAATTGGATGGTCGCCAGATAGCGAACTATGTAATCGATACTGTAGGCAAGCGGGCAAGGGAGGCCAGGGTACTATAATGGCTGTCATTGATATCGGCTCTGCTGCTAGAGATAGAGTTGGCAGTGTCAGCCCTGGCTTCACCAGGATAATTATTGAGAATCCCGCTAATGATGATGGCGAGATTGCTATTGTTGAACTCCAGGCTTTTCAAAAGCTTTATGACTGCAAAGTCGGCACGTTTTATGGCACGCCCCCCAATTTTACCTGCCGCGACTATGCAAATCTAGGCATTGTTCCAGCAGGTAGCAAGCAGATATTTACTGGGTTAGAGATTGATGTCCAGGAAGGGGATTATATTGGCATATATTATAGCGCAGGCTATCTTGAGGCAGAATTCTATTATGATTGGCCCCCCTTAACAGGTTCGTATTATAAAAGCGGCGACCAGTTTGAGGCAGGAGAGCAAGCATATTCCGTTAGTATGAGTTTCCTTAGCGTCTACGGAGAAGGCGAAGCCCCTCCACCACCCTGGCTGAGCGTTACCATCGGTGGCAAAGAGCGTTCAATTCTTGAGCCCTCGCTTCTGATTGAATCCCTCATCACCCGTCAAATAGACCGATGTTCATTCCAAGTCGAGGATACTACTGGGGCTATCACCATTGATGGCGCAGAAGAAATAATCATCACCATTGATGGGGTAAGGTGCTTCGGGGGATATATCACAAATGTTGGTGTGCTGGTGGACGGGCTTACACGGGTTTATGACTGCGAGGCAAACGATTATACAATCCTTGCTGAGAAAAAAGTCGCCAGGAAGGAATACACTAATCAATTTGGCTCATGGATTATTTCCAACCTAGTAGGCACATATCTACCCGAAATAGATCGCCTATATGTCCCTATTGGCTATGTTTGTACAGGCGATAAACTAATAGATCGCATCGCATTCAACAACAAAACCCTCAAGGAATGTATAGAGCAAATTTGTGCCCTTACTGGCTGGGATTACTATGTTGATTACAACAAATGTCTACATTACTTCCCGCTGGAAACTAATGCAGCCCCCTTTGAACTATCCGACTCCCCCGATAATTTAACCTCTTATGGCTATAAGATGGTGAAATATTCCAAGGATTCATCGCAGATTATCAACAAGGTTTTTGTGAAGGCTGGGATTTATCTGAGTGGGGATGAGGAACTAATCTACGCTGGCAATGGGCAAAGCAAAGAAACCCAGCTTGGCTACAAGCTCTTCCCTGAGATTGGGAAAACGCAAATCCGTGTCTACAGAAACACCAATATCGAAGGCACTCCAACTTGGACTGAAATGACGGTGGGGGTAGATGGCAAGGATAACCCTATCAACTTCGATGTGCTTTACAACTTCGATGAGAAGCTATTGAAATGGTATGTCGCCCCACCAGCCTTCTACGATGCAGTCAAGGTACTCGGCCAGTGGGAAGTAAATCTCATCCTTGAAGTCAAGTCCCGACCGTCTTATGAGGCTTATGGCAGATGGTATGAGTACGCCATCACCGATGAGAGCCTTACGGGAAGGGAGGCGGCACGATTAAGGGGTAAAGCGATCCTGGCGGAACATGCCTTTGCAAAAGAGAATGGGATTTTAACCTGCACACAGGATGGGCTGGTTGCTGGGCAGTATGTGAAAATCACCGACAGTATCAGGGGCATTCAGGGGAATTATCTGATTCACCGAGTTACATCAAGGATTCTAGGCGGGGAGCTATTTGAGTACACAGTAGAGTTCGGGGAGTGGAATCAGGACCTATTTGACATTCTCATTGCCCATAAGCGGCAACTTGAGCCATACGAGGAAATCATAGGCTGGATGACGAACGTGGTGCTAACGAAAACAGCCTCCCTCGTTTTGGAGAGGAATAGCGAACTCACAACGCACGCCACGCAAGACTATTACTGGTATGACGATGAAGACGACCCGAACGGGAGTATGATATGGGACTTTTTCACATGGGCAGATGCATAGGAAAAGTTGAATTAGTAGGACGGGGGCGATTGCGTCTTGTCAATCGGCATACAGGCGAACTTGTTAAAGTTACCCCTTGGAAGGAACAGCTTATTCTGGCTTCTGGCAAGGTATTGATGTGCCAGATGCTAAAGGATACCAGTGGGTATGATACGGGGCTGACATGGTTCGCTATTGGCGATGATGATACTACCCCAGCCGAGAATCAGACACAATTGGTCAGCGAACTACATCGGGAACAAATCACAGCATCGGGCAAATCCCTTATTAGCAACGTTTTGACCTTCTCGGCTCTTATTCCTGCCGATGATTGTGGCTTTCATGTAAAGGAGGTGGGGATATGTGGGCACTCTACAGCAACCGCAACGCCAGACAGCGGGATATTTTTTGATAGGTGGCTTGAGGACGAAGACAATACAGCAGGCGCAAACGACATAATTGCAGATTACGAATTAACAGTGGGGTAATGAGATGGCAAGATTATCGAGCAAAATAGGTGAAGGAACCGTCAAAGGGCTGAAAAGTCAATACAACACTATGTGGGACGACATATTCAGCAGGATAACATGGGGGATTGATGGCGACAAGGGGGCTGCGGAAGATGCTAATAGGCTTTATTACGCCACTGATACAGGCATCCTCTATTATGATGATGGTGACTCATGGGAAGTAGTGGCGCTCTCTGGCATCGCTAAGATTTATAAAACTGCCGATGAAACGGTCAACGATAGCAGCACTCTCCAGAATGACAACCATTTAGTTTTCTCCATCGGGGCAAATGAAAAGTGGTCTTTTGAACTAGTCCTCTTCTATACCTCTGGCACAACTCCCGACATCAAGTTTGCGATAACGGTTCCCTCTGGGGCAACCCTCAAGTGGGGGCCGAGCCAAGCCCTTTATGGCACTTCTGGAACTTGGGTGCTAACTGCCATTACAGAAGTGTCAGGGAATAGTGTTGCTGTAGCAGGACAAGCAGCAGCCGTTATGTGTGTTGTATTCTGGGGCTATGTGGCTAATAGTACAAATGCTGGCAATGTGCAGCTCCAATGGGCACAAGAAGTGGCCAACGCAAGCGATACAAAAGTCCTCGCTGGCTCTCATCTGATAGCCCACAAGTTGGCATGAAAATGAAACGTTGGGCCTGGTGGAAAAAACTCTTAAATCTGCTAATCAAGGCTGGCATCTGGTCTATGCTCCTGACCCCCTTTCACGAGGCCTGGCACGCTCAGGCTGCACGATGGCTGGGGTCTGAGGCCAAGGTTGTCTATAGCAGCTTTTGGCATGGGGGGACTACGGCATATGACCCGTCAGTTGCTAATAGCAATTTATATTTGATGGCTGGCGGGGTGGGCGTAGCACTCATGTGCCTAGTCCTGTGGCTCATGGCGAGGTGGACACCGACATATTTCGATCTTGCCGATGAGTGGGTGCTGGCTGCATTCGGGGCGTTTGAGTTTGGATATGGGATAACCGAGCCAACGGTAAAGCATAACCAGAACCCTGAAATCGCCATCCCCCTTGTTATAGGGGTGCTTCTAATACCGGTAATGGTTTATTACGCCTACCGATGGGGTAGGTGGGTATCAGGTGAATTAAAGGAGGAAACATGAATTGGGGAGATGTAATTGAGGCTATTGCGACCATAGCAGCTACGCTAATTGTTGTTATGCCTATAGTCAGGACAAAGTACCTCGCTCTCAAAAATCTACTTACGGAAGTTGTTAAGGCTGTTGAAGACGATACCGTTACCGAGGCAGAGAGAAGTGTAATCATGGAAGCTGCCAAAAAGGTGATACGGGGGTGAGTCGTGTTCGGGCTTATGCGAAGGAAGACACACCTAGCCATAGTCCGAGAGCTACAGACCACCATCCAGAGACAGGGGGATAAGATTGCCGAGTGGCGCACCATAGCCATTGGAGAGAAGAACGACAACCAGAGACTTCGCAAGAGGCTGAAGGAGATGGCGCAAAGCAGCGAAGAGGAAGGAGAATTATGCAGTGCCAGGAAAGAACGGTGAACCCACAATCAAAGAGCGCATGGCTATAATAGAGACCCATTATGAGCATATAGCCAGCAACATTGGAGAGATAAAGGAAGCAATCAAAGAAGAAATCTCCCCCCTCCTCCAAAACCATGACCGTAGGATAACCCGCAATAGCACGATATTGAAACTTCTCATCGGGCTATCGGCCTCGGGTGGTGGGCTTTATGGCCTTATCAATTTTTTAGCGTGATTATGTGGCGCAGGAATATCTAATCAGGTGTATGTTATGCAGCGAGTGGGCACCACTTGCCAAGGTCATGGAACAATTGAAGAAATGCAAAAGGTGCAACGGGAGGAGACTCTATGTTGCCCAGACGAAGAGACCCTAGCTTCGGCTAGGGTCTTTCTTGTGTTTAAGGGAGGGGGAAGATGACCGAGATAAAGAATATCGAAGAATTCCGATTGTGGGCGATGCAAATGTGTTTGGATGCCCACGCTAAGTTAGGGCTATCGAATGAGGAAATCGCCTACTGGCTGCACGAGATAGCCAACCAGCACGCATTGGCTGGAATAATAGACGATACATAGGAGGGTTTATGAGGTCGGGACATCCTAGATTCTATGAACTAACGGAAGAGGAGATCGCTCTACACGATGCCAAAAATGCTGACTATGCACAGGGGGGAGACCCGCTGGGCAACTTCAAAAGGGTTGCCAGCATCCTATCAAACTATCCTGCGCTTGACCTGTCCGACCCCACTGTTGTCTGCATGGTGTACGCCTTCAAGCAGTTGGATGCTGCGCTGTGGATGCTATCGGAGGGGTATGAAGGCCAGGTCGAGAATGTGGACACTCGGCTAAGGGACGTTCACATTTACATCAAGATTGCGAGGATATTACACTCAGAACGAGAAGAGGTAGAGAGAATATATATCTCTCATCCGTACGGTAGGCGCAAGGGACTGGCAGAGGGAGCATGCGAGGTGAACGTTCTTGAAGCCATCGAAATGGCTCATCAGGTTATCCTCTTAGGCCATCATCCCGAAGTCCCTAACCTCTACCATTACATTCACAAAGGGTGGCAGGACTCTCCCGATGAAAGCGTATGGCTTGACATTTGCCTCTCTGGTCTGCGTGGCTGTGATGCAATCCTGATGTGTGGGGACTGGCAGGATAGTGAAGGCTGCAAAGAGGAACTAGCTAGAGCAAAGCAGATGGGTTTGAAAATCTACTACTCACTCAAGGAAATCCCAAAGGGGGTGGCGTATGGAAGTGATTGAAAAAACTATAGAGTATGCACGCCCCGATAAATTCTATCTGTATCCTCTAGGCGATATGCACAAGGGCGTTATTCACTGTGATGAGGATTTGCTGGAGGGTAAAACAACTGAAATAAAAAGGGAGCGCAACGCCTTGTGGCTGGGCATGGGCGACTACAGAGACTGCGTTACCCCTTCCGACTTCAAGAGGTGGGATGGTAGAATCCTTGCCCCTTGGATGAAGGGGCATGAAGGTAATATCGGGCCTACGCAATGTGACAGTATAGAAGAACAACTTAAGCCAATATGGGGCAAGTGCATCGGTTTGATAGAGGGCAACCATGAGGAAGCTATACGGCGATACAACCATTACGATTTAATGGAGGAGCTTCTAAAGAAAGCCAACGAAAAACATCAAGTCCCTTATGCGGGAGTGCAATGCCTTATCAGGCTCAACTTCAAGCGGAAAGGGAGCTCGGAGTCCCACGACTACATCATTCATGCACGGCATGGAGAGGGGAGTGCGAGAACATCAGGGGCTAGAGCCTTAGCCGTTCTCAGGTTGACACAGACATTCATAAATGCCCACATTGTTTTGATGGGACATCTTCACGGACAGGAGTCTCCCGACATCCCACAAAGGCTAATATTACGAAATGGTAAAGCAAAATCTTTTGAGACCCTTGCGACAATGACCGGTGCATGGCTCAAGGCATATATGCAAGGCGTTCCCCCATGCTACCTTGAACGGTGGGGGAGTCCACCAAGCACCCTCGGATGCCCCCGCATTGTGATAATCCCCGACCAAGACCAGATGATACTCGAAAAGTCACGCCAAACTAGAGCCCTCTAAGCTGATTCCCGCTTTCCTAACTTAACTCTACCTATTTAATTGCAGTGTTTTTTACTATTATCGCAGTATATTATACTGCATCATATCCTATTTGGTACATCGTTATACTAGGCTATTGACAACGTGTAAACGTGTGTGATATAATCTAGCTATGCTTGACATAAAGAAGTGGAGACAGGAGAGAGGTTGGAGTAGAGAGCGCTTGGCTCGTGCGTTAGGTGTTGCCGCTTACACGGTCTGGCGCTGGGAGCAAGATGGCGTAACACCAATCCCAGCTCATAAAGAGAAACTAGAAGCTCTAATGAAGCAGGTAGAGGCCCAATGAAACGAAATGGTGGGGCATTAAATATTGTTTTTAAAAACAGAGACACTGAGATAGTGTTTGGAAACGATGGCAGCTTCGGCTATAGGGGGCAAGCCCCTCTAAGGCTTTTCATCGAAGCCATTTACGAACCAAGAACTAAAGAGCTTCTTAAAGTGGTGCTTTGCTACAAGTTAGCAAGGTATCGAAAAATTCGGAGGTTTGAATTGCCCAAAGATTTCCTTAGTCGGATCGAACCCGAATATGAGGTGGACTAATGAAACGAAGTGGTTCGCACAATATATGTTATGTGAAGTAAGGCTGGGTAAAGTACTCCCCTATTGACATAAACAAGCAGGCCGCTCCTCAGAG